CGCATACTTTATAAACTATGTCATCTCGTCCACAGCTAGCCATAGCAATACCAATTGCTCTGGCTCGAAGTTGCTCGAGATTAGGATACCTTTCTGGATAAAGAAGTTGTGCCAACAATTTCTCAGTAGATCTTTTGGGTAGTGAATGATCACATTTGTAACCGAGGAGTGTAATTCCTTCGATTGTCGATTGACATTGGGATTTGTCATTTAAGACAAAGCCAAATCGTCGAAGAGCTTCTTCCCTTATTAAAGGAAGGATATCTTCGATGGAGAGGCTGCCAATCAACGTTGTTGCAACGAATGAATCGTCACCCAACAACTTGATCAACACCTCATCGATGTCAAATCCAATAGAACTGAGACATGTAAGAATAACGATAGAATTAATCCAACTATCGAGTATTTGCGTCTGCAGCATGCCAGACGCGAGAGTAGCAAATCTCCTTTTCCAAAGGGTTCCATCGGGAAGGAGAATTGGACTATGCTTTACGGCTTTCGTCATCCAGTTCCATAGATTCTGCATTCTATCGGGCTGAGCTCGGGTGTCCGAGTAAGCCGCGGTAGGCATGTAGCCTCTATCGAAATCGATAAACGCTGACCAACATTCATGAACAATGTCGATCAATTCAAAACTGACGTTCTTATCAAAACTCTTCCAATCAACTCCAAGGAATAGATTGAACTTGGTCTTGTTATCAAACACTTCTGTGTACAACTTGTAGATACCTCCAACCATCGTTTCGTATCCCCAGAGCATAGGAGTGGTCTCCTTTCTCAGGAAATTGAAATACGGGTATAGAAACATCGCTTCAACTTGTAAAAGTAGCTTTGGTACTCCGTGTACCATTCGCACTTTGTCATCCTCACCAGATTCCACTAAATGGGATCTTGCGTGAGCTGTGTTGTGATAGAAAAATTTGTCACCTTGAGGTCCATGATCTTTTATCTCGTGAACGATTCCTCTGTTCTTGACGAAAACATAATTGTATAAATTATGAAACGTCCTCCTCAAATTGAGGTTTTTGCCTTCTTCGTAAAGAATGCTAAGCACTTTTGGTACTTTAACTTGATCCGTGGAGTATGGAGCTTCAACTGAAGTTGATAGCGTCCAAGGGTACTCTCTGAGATCGCAGTAGTGGACAGGGCGGTATGACTGGGGAGGGCTGAGTAATTTCTTCGTTACTTGAATAGCCTTTTCCAGGTGTTCATCTCTGATAAGAGGTGGTTTCTCAATGTTACAACGCATGAAATCGTCGATTAGTCCTTTCATAGAAGCATCAGAGCGTCTAAATCCATTTTCAATTCTGTCGACCAAATCTGGTGGACAAACTTGTTTTATCGCGTACGATACAATTTTGTTCTTTTGTTGAGGAATTGGATGAATGGGGAAGGTCAAAGTCGGGTCTTTTCGAATGCGGTACAAATTCGTAAGGGTCATTTTGCCAAAGGTTATATGTGTTTTAAAAT